GTTGCCACTCCGGTCGTGCCATCGTTAGGCCTGGAACGGGATGCAGGCTTCTGGCTGCGTAGCAACCCAGTCCCACCGGCCAGAGACTCGGAACACGTCGCTTTCGGTGTCTTCGTCACGGCGGGAATCCACATCCATCGCACGGCGGGTAGATTCCCAGCCGAACTCAGTCGTGTCTACAAGGTAGCCCTCACCAACATCGTAATCACCGGTGTTGGTCGTGTAGACCGGGATATCTCCGGCCACACCCAGAAGCGCCTGTTCTCCGAGCATATCGCCACCCGGAAGCACGCCCTGCTGAAGAACCTGATCGCCCATTTCGGACGCTTGGGTAAACTCGTCCATCGTCACGAAGTCAGTGATGTTCTGACCCGAGACGTACATCTCAAGTTCGGACAGGTCGAGTTCTCGGTTAAACGCTTCCTGTCGCCCCTCTGCGATATCGATGTACTCGAACGTGCCGTCATCGTCACCGATCGGGCCGTCAGTTGGTTCCTCTGCATTACCGGAGAGAACACCGTAGGCAATCGAGTCCATCCGGTTCTCCTCGGCACGAATCATATCCTCTTGGGCGTCAAGAGCGATATCAACAACGTTGTCTTCTACCTTCTCATCAGGGATTGCGAACTCGAAACCATACTTCGTGTAGACGGCTTCAACATCCCCGTATTCGATCGAACCACGCGGGTACTGCGTCCCCTCTGGAACCTCAACAGCTTCCCCGTCAAAGTCCGAGTCAAGGGTTGGGAACGTGAACTTGCCGCTGTCCAGCCCCGTAGCGTCGTGGTCACGGAAGGCACGGCGGTTCTGGTATTTCTTGTTACGAATCTTCTCGGCAATCGCTCGAACGTCGTCATCACTAACAACGTCAGTAGCAGTAGGCATTATTTATGTCACCTCAGTATTATCGCAGCAGCACCGCAGCGTGGCCGTCTGGGATAGACGCACCACGGTATTCGCCACCCTCATCAGAAAGTGCAACAGCCGGGCCACCGGCTTCAACAGCCAGTTCCCCAGCCTCTGCACTCGTGCCAAGACCTTCTCCACCCTCAACACCGTCAGCCACCTTCAGAACAATCACACCGTCATGTGCGATCGAAGCCACTTCGTCACTCTGTCGGTTCCGAGTTCGGCCACCAAACAGTTCGTCACCATCACCGGCTGGGGCTGCGTATCCATCCCCATCGATCGAGACTGCATCACCGGGTTCGGTGGACTCGTTGGGGTCCGGGTGTCCGATAACCTCTGTACTAGCGTGGAGTTCGTCGCCTGCCTGTCGAGCCATTAGTTAAGCACCTCAATTTCGCCGTATTCCTCAACGTCTGCCAGTTCGCACGCCTCACTCTGGAGGGCTTCAACCCGCTCCGAGGGAAGGACGTTGCCAAGGGCAGCAATCTTCTGGTCAATCTCTTCGATTCGGCCCTTGTCGTCATCCGAGAGGGCTTCAACGTCAGACTCTTCCGAAACGTCGCCCGTCTCTGGGGTCTGCGTCAGTGCTTCGGGGGCAAACTCACCCTCTTCGTTCTCGAACTCACCGCAAAGAGCCTCAAAGCTAAGCGCCTCTACCGTGGACTCTCGCAGGTCAGTCCGTTCACAAAGGGCTTCCTCAAGGACGTTCCGAACCGTCTCGGTGTTGTCCTTCAGTGCCTCATACTCCGATCCGTCAACCACGATCGGGCTGTCCGTCTCGTCGGCTGCTGCAAGGAGTTCGTCGGCTTCGGGAAGCCGTTCCGCATCTTCCTCTTCGATCACAGCCGGGCTGTCCATCTGTCGGGACGCAGCAAGCAGTTCAAACTCTGCGTCAGTAATGTCGTCAGTATCCATGTGTTTACTACCATCCGCTGGGGATTCCGCCCCTGTCGTTTCGATGCTATTCAGTGCCTCACTCATAGCCTCCCCACCGTGCATATCCCCATCATGCTCAGCTAAGTGGAACATAAGGGTTTGCAGGGTGGACTGTGCCCGAGACACTGCGTCCAGGGCACCAGACCAGTGCTGATCTTCTCGGGAGATGGAATCAACAAACTCGGTCCACTGGTCGGGACTCATCTGTTCTGCCATCTCTTTCCCGGCATTGTAATCGTCATCATGATCCGACTTGGCGGCATACTTCGCACGCCGTTGTTCGTCGGACATATTAGACGACATTGCTGCCGTGAGTGCTTCAGCAGTCATTGCGGCAGCCGCTCCCGGTTCGATCGAGTTGCTTGGGGCAGCTCCGTTACTGACAAGCCCAAGGTCCCGAACACCGTTCACAGCGGTTGCTTCAAACAGACCGGGTTCTACCTCTTCCAAGTCACGGGCAACGACGGGAGAGACTTCGGCAAGGCCCTGTTCAACCTTGGCTGCCATCTCTGCGTCACGAATCTCTCCCTGCCAGAGTGTTCCCAGCCCCTCAACATATTTTGCGTCAGTTACCTCCCCGAGTTTCGATCGGAGTGGAACGTTCGGGTTGACTTCAAGACCGTTCTCAGTCCGTTCGGCCCCTACGTGACCCTCCCCGAAGTTCTCCGTAATCGGCTTTCCAGGGAGTTGGTCAGCAAGGTCTTGGAGTGCTTCAGGGGTCCAGCGGGTCCGTTTCCCGCTCATGCCCTCTGTTACGTCACCCTCACCGAGTGCTACACCGTTGACGAGAAACCCGTCTTCAGTGTCTTCGGACAGGGCTGCGATTCCACCGTCTAAAATGTCGTGTTCTGTCATGATTAGTCTACGATCGGGATTACACTACAACGGCAGTTCGGGTGTAGTGGCGGTTGGTACTCCGAACCTTCAAACTCGTCAAGCGTCCAGGGACCACGGCCAGCAGCATCGGCACACTGTTCACAGACCTTCTGGTCAGTGGCCGTTTGGATCTGAACCTCTGGCTCAATCCCAACCTCTTCCACACCCTGCTGCCTATAGCGTTCTATAGTCGCGCTACTATGGGCGTTTATCGTCTCAGTTCTCGCTAAGGTCGTTGCCCGTGTCTTCCCGATCTTGTCAACCCGGTCCACAATGCTCCGGGCCATCTCGGTCGGGTTCTGACCGGCTGCAATTCCCTCAGCCAACTCCCGAGACACCTGCTGATCGACTGCTTGAGTAATACCCCGGAGTTGCTGGAAGTTCCTACTGAATATGGTCTGCAGCTTCCTCTCATGAGTTGGCATTTGGACCACTTGCCGGGCTTCCTCTCGACTGAGACCAGCACTGACTGCCCCCGCATCTCGGAGGTTGCTATCAGCATCCCGAACTCCCTTCTCATAGGCCCTCTCAATGAATCGGTTGTTGTCTCGCTCTATGATCTGAAGGACGTTCTCAGTCTGTGCTTCGTCAAGCCACCGCTCAAATTCCTCAAGTTTCCGGTCATCCGTGTCAAACGAGAAGTTTCGGGGAGCGGTTACAAGAGCCTCATTTTCCAACCCAAGAACGTCGTTATCCCGAACTGCCTCACGGATGGCTGTAATGATCCGATCGTAGGCCCCACGTAGCCGTTGAGCGTATTCCTCTCGGATTGTTAGGGTTCCGGTCGGGTCTTCTGATAAAGCGTCATAAAGCGGTGTGTCCGACCGCATAGCCGGGTGCATGATTAGCCCCCGAACTGAGCCTGAACCTCTGGGTCATCTTCGTCAACCGGTTGTTCACCAAGGTCCCCCATCTCGGGAGTGCCGGGTAGTTGCAGGATTAGTTCACGCTTCTCTTCTTGAGAGAGTGAAACTGAGTTCTCGATGATGTCAACGGCTTCGGCATACTCTTTCATCCGAGACACGGTGTCATCGTCAAGACTCATGACCGGGCTTTCGTCCTTCTCGGGTTCCAGTTTGACCTTCAGACCACGCGGGTCCAGTTGGTCGTGTCTGCGGGCAACCTCTTTGAACGCCTCAGTCCAAGACCGTTCCTGATATTCCCGTTCTTCCTTGATCCGATCGTGGTATGCCTCTCCCTGTTCCTCAGTGACGTGTTGGGTGATTTGCTCACCGTGTGCCGTGACGAACTTCGGGGCTGGGAGTGGCCCAAGGATATCGTCAACGTAGTGCTGTAGGGTTGACTCTAAGTCGGGAACCTCACCCTCAAACTTCTGTAGGTCAATGCTCCCGTCATGGCCGATAATGTCACCAGGGCCGATGTTGCCAACCTGATCCACCCAGTCATCTTGTTCCTCAGAATCCCACTCGGTGACTTCGATTTCAGACCCGAGTTCGTGGACTTCCTTGTTGAACTGAGCTGACCACACGCCGTATGCCTTGGTCTTGATCGCCTTGGCCCGGTCACGCTTGATTTCCCGGTATTCCTCAGCATCGTCAGCCACGGATTCAAGGATTGACGTGCCGAATATCCCTTCCTCAGTGGCGTCATCTCCACCAATGTCCGGGTCAAGCGTCTGCTTCAGTACGTCGTTCTGGCTGAGGTAGACAGTCGATCGGTCATCAAAGCCCCCACGCCTACGGCCAAGGATAGACTGGTCATCAAACTGGACATAGGCGGCTGCCTCTCCCCGCTTGGTCAGTTCCCCTGCGTCAGCAATGTCGGTATCCTCTGGGTCCAGTAGGATGTTGGTATTGACGTGAGTTCGGGCACTGACTGTCTCGGGCTTGATATGCTTGAACCCAGTAATCTGGAAGTCTGCGTCTTCGGGGTCATCCTTGAGGTATTCGACCAGATTCGTCCCCCGAGTCCACCGCTGGATGATCGACGTTTTCAGGAAGGGGTAAAACGGCTGGTGTTTCTCCCCGGCTACGACGGCACAGTTGTCCAAGAAGCCACCCTCTGGTGCGAACTCGGGAGCGTCAATCTCCCCTGTGCCACCGACGAAATAGGCTTCCGTTGTCTCGTCATCGGCTTCAATCCTAACACCAGGCTCAGTAACGTCCCCGACGAACTTGTTGAGGTTGGCCCGGATGATCGCAATCTCCCGGTATAGGGCATGGAACTCATCAATGTCTTCGGGCGGCTTGATATCGTCAACCTGCCCGGACTTGATGTTAATTCGGGAACTGCGTGTAACTGTCTCGACTGTCTGGTTCAATCTCTCTGCCAGTGCATCCCACCGGCTTCGGAGTGGACCGTTATCTGTTGCTGACATTATTGTACGTTAGATTTGGTGGGCTTGGTGCCCGAACTGCGGGTAATGTTCTTCGGTGCATCACCGGACGTTATCTCAAGACCCGATCGGATTGCGTTGGCAAGTGCAAGAGCATCGGGGTAGTCGTCATGCTCCCCTTTCGGGTGGCTGATACTCAGGTAGCCGTGTTGTGTGTAAGAGTATTCGAGAGAAGTTGTCTGATTGATTAACTTCCGGTGGTTGGGGATGGCTAACTCTTCGTCTTCAAAGTCTTTCTTCAGCCGCTGGTACATATCCTGCTTGGACTGTGACCCCGTTCTGACCTTGCGGATAACTCCACCAAGACCAGCTTCTACGATATCAGCACCGTAGCCACCAACGGCGTTCTCTTCTATCACGATCGCCTCATACCCATTGTTAGGTAACTGCCCGTCACCGTACTCTGGTGTGTCTGTGGCGTTGCCTTTCTGCAGGGCAGTGATCCGACCAACGAACCCAGTTCCCGATGTGGACTCTTCAGACCAGATATTACGAGTGTGGCCGTCAGCATCCAGGTCATAGAGAACTAAGCGGTCATCACCTTCCCGTGCCGGGTCAACGCCAAGATATCGGAGTGCGTTGGGTCGTAGGTCTACATCAGGATTGATGCACGGCTTTACGATCGAGTGAGGCAGGTAAGCGTCTTCGGAGCTGACGAACTCACCCANGTACTCTTGTGCAAAACTCTGGCTGTCCCGTTCCTCTCGCTTCCGGTCGAGATAATCCTCATCCGCAAAGGGACTGATTTCAGTAGGCCAGTGTGGACTGAACCACCGTTTCGAGTTCCTACCCTCTACTGCTTGGTAGAAATACCCCGACTTACCCAGTGGTGTACTAAATAGGTAATACTCATACACAGGGTGGGTGATGAAGAACGGTTCGATGACTTCCGAAAGGTGGTAGTCCGTGGCGTATGCAGCCTCATCGACAATAACGAAACTCGGGTTCTTCGATCGCTGGCTCAGTTTGCCCTGTCCAAGAGTCCGACTGATGACACGGGCTTCATGAGAGAAGCGCCACTCGGTTTTGTTATCCTCTACAACCCCGAGTTGTGACAGGGACAGGTCCGAGTTCTTGAAGTGTTGGGTGAACTTCTCAAACAACTCGTCTGCCGGGTCTTGCATCGGGGCCGTGATGAGAACAACCTCCCCCGGATTCCAAAGCGCGTAGTCGGCTGCCAAGGCACTCCCAACGAGAGACGCCCCTACCTGCCTACCTTTCTTCGGAGCTGCCTGCGTCTTGTCCTGTTGTTCGTGATAGTCGAGTAGTTCAGCCTGGTAGTCCGTAGGCTCAAAGTTGAAGAGTTCCTTGACCCGCTCCGATCGTGGTAAATCGGCGTATTCGTCATACAGGTCTTGAAAAGTGAACTCTGTCATCCCTGGTTCTTCTCAATGACTGCCGCAAGGTCCTGCATCCCTTCGGCCTTCTGACTCTCCGGGTCATCGAAGGCCCCGAGTGTACGCAGTATCTGTCTCGCTTCCTTGTCTCGCTTCAGAACCGTCTTATTGAGATGGTGGCCCGAGTCCCGAACGATCGGTTTCCCAGTCTCGTCAGACACGCCAATGGTCTGGCTTTCACTGAGACCGTCTTCTAAGATTTGGCCCTCTCCGTTGTTCGCTTGGAAGATGTGGATACAGGCCCGTGTAACCCGTTCCATTCGGGGGTCGTTCTCATCGTATCCAAGAACTTCCCTGTAACCGTCTGCAAGGTCATCAATCCATTCGGCTTCGTCATCGGAGAGGTGTGAGTAGAGGTTCAACGGGTCTGCCGTCACACCGTGTGTAATGGCGTTCCCTGAAACGGTCTCTTTCCCTTCCTCTGTCTTCGGCCCGGTAGATGTTCCTCCATGCATCCGACACCGATCGGAGCCACCTACTGGGTAGTTCTCACAGTAGCCGCCACTGGAACACTTGGCTCCACAACGGCCATCTCTCGGTTCATCACTCGTCATAGTTGCATAGGGTTTGTTTTGGCTATCGGTCGCAACGCACTACTCTGGGGCTGTAACAACGTTTCTCACTAAAATACTGCATTGGCTATAACAACCTATATCTCGTTATAGGTGGCTATTGGTCAAACTGTTCATACAGGTCCATCCGAAGGACTTGATTTGCCATCTCGAAGGTATCGCCCTCACTGATGGCTTCTTGAGAGACACCGGACTGACGGAGATACCGCCGTGCAAGGCGTTCCCTACAGTACCAATCGTGTTTTTCCTGGGGAGTAAACGTCTCCCAGTCGATCGGGAAATTGTAATCAGTCATCCGTACTGGATTACTCCAACCATGCCGCGTTTCCTTAATCTACGCTCGTAGTCCAGGGACTCACTGGTTCTACAAATCACGTCTCTAATGCCCGGCCCGTC